ATTAACATATGTTAAGATTTGGCAAAATATCAGACATAGATCCTGACAAATGTTACGCTAGAGTTAGATTTACTGATGATGAAATAGTATCCGATTGGCTTCAAATAGTTGTTTTGGGAGCTATTTCAAATCAATTCTTTCATATCTTTGACATAAACGAGCAAGTAGCTTGTTTAATGGACGAAAATTCAGAAGACGGTGTTATTATTGGTGCAGTGTTTAATGATAAAACTACGCCATCAAATGGGGGCAAGGACGTTGTTCGAGTGAGTTTTTCCGATGACTCATTTATAGAATATAATCGTAGTTCTCATGAATACACAATAGATATCAAAGGTAAAATAAATATTTCTGCGGAATCGGAAATAAATATAACCAGTGAATCGGAAGTAAAAATAAATGCGTTAAATGCAACCATTACCGCGACAACTTTGGCAAAAATAGAAGCTCCTGCAATACAATTGAACGGAGCTGTAGCTGTTTCTGGAGGATTAACAGTTGGAGGCACTATAACGGCTCCAGGAGGAGGCCCGATATCAGGAGATATAGAAGTAACTGGAGATGTTAAAGCTGGAACGGTATCATTAAAAACACATATTCATCCAGGAGTACAGACTGGTTCTGGATCCACAGGGCCTCCAACACCTTAAAATTATGGCTATTAAATTACAAGATATAAAAGCAACAAACTGGCAATTATCAGTTGGCGGAATTGGACAAATTGCCGAAGGTATTGAGGATATTCGGCAATGCATCGGCATAATTCTAACCAGTACCAAAGGAAGCGATCCAATGCGCCCTCAATTCGGGTCCGATATATGGCAATTTATGGATGACCAAATCACTACTGCAATTGCTGATATGTCGGCAGAAATAGTTGATTGTATTTCCAAGTGGGAACCTAGAGTTATTATAAAAAAATTGACTTATGAAGCTACCGGGAGCAGAATCGATTATAACTTGTCTGTTCAATTATTGGAATCTGGACAAGTTACTGAAATTTTGTTTTTTATAGACCGACAAAAACAAATTGAACCGTTAAAGATGGGCCATGCATTCAGTAATGGTTTTGATTTTGGATTTTCATAAAAATATATTAAAATGGCATATTCACAAGAAGAATTAAATAGTATTGTTCAGGCTCTTATAATAGACAATACAACGAATCAAATAACTCCTGCAAAAGTAAGAACCGTTTTTGAGGCCGTTATTTCTAGTTTAGCTGTCACGGATGCGGCAACTGTTACCGCTGAGCCTCCGTTATATTTGGATGCGTTTACAAACGTGTTTTCTATTTTGCAGGCTAATGCAGAAACTAATGGATATTTAAGTAAAGAGGATTGGGCTATATTCAGCAGTTCGACCAGTAAGTTTAAAGGAGTATATCCAACATTTGCTGCATTAGTATCTGCTCATCCAACTGCTACGGCTGGTGATTATGCTCAAGTAAATGAAGTAGGAGCAACTGATGTTGTAAATTATAATTGGGATGCTGAAGAATCGATTTGGGTTTTAGGTGGTGGTTCAATGATTGGAAATACAGATTCACTTCCTGAAGGATCAGCAAATTTGTATTTTACAGCTGCTCGTGTTTTAGCAACTTTATTAACGGGAATTTCGTTTGTTACAAATACTGCTATTACTGCTACAGATTCTATATTGACTGCATTTGGTAAACTACAAGCTCAAATAACATATCTTTTTACAAAAATACCTTCAAATTATTCTCAATTAGTTTATGTAAATGCAACTAGTCCAACTACTGCAACAATTTTTGATTTAAATAATCCACCGGTTACAAATGACAATTCATTAAAAAACAATGTAGATAATCTATATGTAGCTACAGATTCTTCTACGTGGGTTTACAATGCAGGAACATCAACTTATGTAACTAAAGTAATTGTAAATAATTTATTAAATCAAATAGAAGTTTCAGGAAATCAAACCACACAATTATATTGGAATGGAAAAGAGGTTACTTTTATGAGTAGTGGTTTACACACTATACCAAATTCTTTACCGGATCAATTTAGTTTTGATTTAGCTGCAGACATAGGCGTTACAATAACATGGGCTATAACTTCACCATTTACTTGGAGAGTGTCAGGGCTGGAAGTAGGAGTTGCACCCCCTTCAATGACAGCAGGGCAATTTTGTACAGTAAGCAGAAGAATAGGTACTAATGAGATAAGAGTAAGAGGGCTATAATTATGGGACTAAGAGCAACAATATACGCAAGAATGAAAACGAGTTGGAACATTGGACGCTTAACATTAGTTTCTTCCGCATCTGTTTTCCCCAATGGTTCTGGGCGAAAATCGGGTATTTTTTTTAAACCAGATGGCACAAGACTTTACACCTCTAGCGATACAAGCGAATTAGCACAATACGACTTAACTACGCCTTGGAGTATTGCTACTATTACAGCAAATTATTTAAATACAAGCCAAACTGGAAGCCAGCAAGGTATAACTTTAAAAAATGATGGTACGAAATTATATTTAGTTAACATCACATCTAATTTAATACAGGCGTTTAATTTAACTACGGCATGGGATGTTTCTGTAAAAACAACAGCAGAAACAACTAGTATTCCTGCAAATGGTAGAGGTATAGAGTTTAACTTAGATGGCACTGTGTTATTTGTAGCTACATCATCTTCTGTAATTAGTTATTCATTGAGTACGCCTTGGAATGTCTCTACAAAAACACTAATTTACACTAAAGATTTATCCGCGGACAGCACTACTTTACAAGACCTTAGAATATCTCCTGACGGTAGGAATTTTTATTTACCAAGAGCGCCTTTGGGTCTTATTTTTCAGTACAAAGCGTCTACACCTTGGGATATAAGCACATTAACTCTATTTACTACTAGTGCCCCTGTAGCAGTTGGTGCTATCTTAGGTTTTTGGTTTAGGAATGACGGTAAGAAACTATACACTGTGGCTAATACGGCTGGCTTGGCGTTGTCAGAATGGAATTGGAAATAATAATAAAAATAAAATAATCATGCAATTAACAACAACAATAAAAGTTCTCATCTGTACAGATAGAGAAGGTGAACAATGGGAACATCTAAGAATTAACATCAATGTTACTAAAAAAGATGATGTTTCAAAAATTTATACTCTTAAAACTTTTGACAGTATAGTTTTAAATGAAGGTACTGAATTTGAAAGTACTACTCCAAAACTGAATAGATATGGTCAGGTTCAAGAAAAAGAGTATTATAAGACGTATGCAGAATTCGACGATCAAAAAGCAGGATTATTAGTTGCTTTTCCGTCTGATTTAATAGGTAGTGATCTTGATGATTATTTACTGCAAAAAGGATTGTGGGTAAACCTCCAAAGTGATCCAGTGTATGTCAATGGAAGTCAATGGAAATAACAAACAACAGCCTTAAATCAATAAATAATTAAAAACAAAAAACCCGCCTAATAAGCGGGTTTTTAATTTACAACAATGAAGCGGGGTTTAATCCTAATTCCGAAAAATAATCTTCGATCATCTCATATGCTTTAGCTAAGTCTTCTAAATGTGATTTATCATCTTGCTCACATTTCTCAACAGCAGATTCAATTTTTTTATCGATCATCTTTACCGCGTCCAATTCGGTTAAATCAAACGGGTGTTTTTGAAAAAACGCTTTCATGTTAACGACGTCTATCGTAGTAATCAGGGGTATAACCTTCACCTCGTCGGCTCCCACTTTGACCGCCTTCATTGTAAAAAGGATAAATGTAAGGGCGGTAGGGGATATAACCTAAATTACCACTAACCTCTCCACCTCTCCTAGGATATTGCGGATATTCAGGATAATAGTTACTAGGCTGATTAGGATTTTGTCCTGGCTGCCCTTGCACATCTTGATATTTTGCAGGCTCAAATTTATGTCCTTGCGCCTCACTTACGTATTGGCCAATCATATCAGCGATTTCCTTCAAGTCTTCCAAGTGTCTATCGTCACCTGAAAGTAGCAATTCTTCTGCTTCATGGATTTTATGTATCAATTGATTCATGTAATCGTAATATTTAGAAGATTTGCCTTGTTTAAAAGTAGCCATGACTATTGGTTATTTTTAGAATTAACGTTAGTCGGGCTAGATGTTTGATTAGCTCCAACAATCCCACTACCGATATTGATTATATCCTGGGCTACTTTATTTTGTTGGTTAAACAAAACATCAAGTTTTCTGTGAAAATCGAAATCTCTTTCTCTATCTCTCAAAACTTGTTGTTGTTGTTGTTGTTGCAATTGTGTAGCTACAGCAGTATTGGTATTGATGTTGTTGATTTCGATTTCTCTATTATCAAAACGTCTGCGGTGTTCGTCTAATTGAGCCTGTAATTGAGCTTGCGCTTGCGCTTGGAATTGAGCTTGGATATTAGTATTGGTATTGTTGTTTTCAATTCTAATACCGTCTAAATCTCTGCCTCTTCTAGTTTCATGCAATTCGTCTCTCAATCTTTGTACATCACTGTTGTTTATGGCTGCTAAAATAGCTGCGTGTTGTGTTGTATTTTGATCTTTGATTGATTGAGTGTTATTTGACGCTTGAATAGCAGCTGCATAAAATTGCTGGAGATTTGTTTTTTCAGCCTCACAAATTGCATTTGATAACGCTCTGGCTTCGGCTACAGTCGTATCTTTTGAATTAGCAACAGCAGCAAGAACTCACGGCCTTCTGCAACAGTTGCATCCTTAGAATTTGCAATAGCTGCCAAAATAGCTAATGGGTGATCGTTGTCGTTGTCTTTGCAAGGAAATGGGAATTGTCCGTTTCCGCGACCAAAACCATCTCGGCCAAAAAGCTGAGAAGCTATAAGAAGTTCAATTAAATTATTACCGCCCCAATTACCTCCAAAATTTCCGCCTCCCCATCCAGGTACTACAGGAGCTACAGGCGCAATAGGCGGGGCGTAAGCATACGGAGCTGGTCCACTAGGAGTTGATATAAAAGTTGGCGCAATAACAGGAGCACCTCCGGCATAACCGCCAGCTCCAAATCCCACTTCTTGCGGGCTGTAATTCAAATCATTCTGATTACTACGAAACATAATTTTAAATTTTTAAGATTAATAATCATTAAAATTATATTATCTAAAAAGATATAATTATATCGTTTTCAGTATGCTAAATTTGTAATATCCAAATAGATATGTCTAATTTTATAATTATTTTTTTATGCAGAAATTAAATGAAATGACAGAGAAGGAAATTGAAGTTAAAACCCAATTATTGATGGAGATTTTAGGTGTCAACATCAAGAAGCAAAGAATAAAACAGAAAATGTCTAGGACAGAATTAGCTTTTTATGCCAAAACAACAGAAAGTAGAATTTGTGATATTGAGAATGGTAAGAAAGCGGGCATTTCGGTCTATAGTATAGTAAAATTATCAGAGGCGTTAGAAATAAGTATAGATTCGTTATTTTGCAAATAATTTTTGTATTTTTGTTTAAATGTAAAATATTAATCATGATAGATAAATTAAAAAACTGGTGGTTTGCAATTGCTGGAATACTCGTAGTGATATTAGATCAAGGATTTGATGTAATTAATCCTATTTTATCTGAAATAGGAGTTTCTGGAAGGTGGATAGATATAACAAAAGCTATTTTTGCCTTATATGCTATTTATAGGCTAAAAATGCAGCCTCCTTCATTAAAAACTTTTGCAGACGATGGATCTGTTCAACCCGGAAAAGGATTATGATAAAAATAAGTGAAATACCTATAATCATGTATTTCTGTTTCATGCTTATTTATTGCACCATTGGCAATAGAGACAGTGAGATATGGAGCGGATTGTTTTTCTGCATGACTTATATGGTTTTATTTTGCATGTTCCGAAAAGAACGAAATAAGATCATTAGAAATATAGGAATTTCATTATCTATAAGCTTATTTTTATACGCTTCTTCCAAATTATTTATTGAATATGATATTGAGAAGTATTATACATTCATACCATTCACCATTATATTTACAGGGTTATTGTGCCTCCAAAATCGAACTAAATAAATGAATCAAGTTAAAGAATTCCTATTTTCAGGAGTGACTTATGGCGTAGCGGGAACAGGGTTTTTTGTGAACTTTTTCAATCCAGCTACTTTTAAAAGCGATATCTTATTTGTAGGTGGTGCGTTTTTACTCATGCTCCAAATTATACATCAATTGTTGAAATTTTTCGAAAAAAAAGAACCATGAAAAAAAACACATATTCTACGGGGAAATCGCCTAGACAGTTTAAAAGCATATTAAAAATATATTTTTGGATAGGTGTGAATATTATAGGACTGCCTGTTTTTCATGCTCACGAATTAAGTATATACAAATACACATCAATATAATGGCATTACCGATTCCTGATTTTATTGAAAGAGATGGGCCTACTATATTGGCTGAAATTACTGCATACTATGAACAGTTAGTAGGAAGAACTTTAGAGCCTGCTCAGGTGGAATCTTTGGTTTTAAATGCGTTTGCATATCGTGAAGTTTTGGTTAGAAATCAAATCCAATACGCTGCTCTTCAAAATTTGGTAGCTTTTGCCGTTTTCCCTGCTTTAGATTATTTAGGAGAATTGGTAGGAGTAGTAAGATTGCCATCACAAGCGGCCCAAACAACATTGTTACTCACGTTGGTAGAAGGACATGGAGATATTTTAATTCCAGAGGGATTAAGAGTTTCTACAACTGATGGACGTGTGAATTTCGAACTTATAAAATCTACATCGGTTCCATCTGGAACAGATACTGTTTCAGTTGTGGCTATTGCTCAGGAAAACGGAATTGCAGGAAATGATTATGCAATAGGAACAGTTTCTTTAATTCTGGATCCACAACCTTACTTAACTTCGGCTTCAAATACTACGGTTACCGAAGGAGGAACAGAAGAAGAGAGCGATTTGCAACTGAGAGAGCGTATAAAATTGGCTCCTAATTCATTTTCTACTGCAGGGCCAAATAAAGCATATGAGTTTTGGACCAGAACAGCCTCGCCTCTTATTATAGATGTTGCTGTGGACAATAGAAAATATAAAACCGGAGATGTTATTCCAGCTGGAAAAGCCATTGGGGATCCAATACCTGGAACAGTGGAAGTTTTTCCGCTTGTGCAAGGATTATCTGTTACGCCTCCAGAAATATTATCATCTGTTTTGGCTATTTTGACTGCAGACAGAATCAGA